CCCCATGCCTGCTTCTAAAAGATCTGATATTTCTCTTTCGCCAGTTGGAGAATACTTCACAGGCTCCGCGTACCTCGCAGCAGCATCCCTTGGGCGCATACCTAAAGTCACTACAGGATTTAAATTTGATAAATCTGTTAAACCTAATGCATCAGCAGTTGGTCTAAGTAGAGAGGGTATATACTTACCAACTGGAATACTGTATCTGTCATAATTTCCACTGTAGTCAGGTTGTTCAGATTGCACAATTTTCAAACCACTATCACCAGAAGGATCAAGATATCCTTGATTTGCTCTTAAACCTGTTCTCGCATCTTTATAACTAGGAGGCGGAACAGTCACATTGTCTGATAAAATTTTAGCAAGATAATCATTGCGCTCATTCGGACGCTCTACAGTTCTGCCTCTGCCACCTGCAACGGGTGTAGGCTTATCATCTCCACCACCCAAGAGGTTTTTGATTTTTTCAAAAAAAGTAGGCTCGTCAGCTTTTTGCGTATTTGCCCTCGCTATCGCATCAAGGCTTGTGTATCCAGATGGACCAATCACGGTCTACCCCGCTAGAGCTTTGATAAAATTATCCGCTGCACGATTCAAACCCGCCATGCCGCCCATTTTCATTGGCCTAATATTTGCAGAGATTGGCGCTATGTCTGGCGCAGGTATAACAACGTTTGCCAACACATCATCAAAACTTGTGCCAGAAACGCCAGAACCTATGTTTACATTCACATCGTCACTTTCTTCTGTTACTTTCGGAGGCTCACATATTTTTGTCTCAGGATTGTAAATATAGCCTTCCTCGTTACAGACTATAGTGCCGTCTTCAGTAACGGTGTGACCTGTATCTGGGCCGTCTGTGGTGGTATTTGAGCTACTTCCGTTGCTATCACTGCCAAAGATATCAACATCATCAACAACAACTGGACCATCTTTTGTGTTCTTAATGTCAGGGCCATATGAAACGATGTTTCCTTCACTGTCGTAAACGCCAGTTACCGCAGGCTCTATGCCATCGCCTTGAAATATTTTTATCTTTTCATCAAACGCTTTTAATTTATCAGGATCTAATTTTCCATCTGGTCCCAATAATGTCTCACTAAGATCAAGACTAGCGCCTGATTCAGAATCATAAGCAAATCTGCCAGATTGTTTATATGCATCAAGAACGGCTTGAACTTTCTGATTGTCTAAATCTTCCATGTCAATCAAGCCAAGAGAAAGGTTTTTAACAATTTGATTTATAACTTTTTCAACAGTACCGGGTTCTGCAAAAACCATCTTACCTTGATCGTCAAATTCAAACTGACCTAACAAGTTCTGTAAATACGCAGTCTCTGCAGCATTAGGTGGTGGTCTGTATCCCGGGTCTCCACCGCCTGTGGTTTTGCTGCCCGTGCTTTGATTACCTAAGTTTGGTCGAGGTTTTGGTTTTACATTACCAAGCCCTTGATTTAATTCATCATATGGATCGTCACTACTCACACCACTTGGGGGTGGAAGTGTTGTGGTGTTTGATGCAGGTTGTACGCCAGATGTGGTGTTGTCATCTGGAGAAGGCGCATCTAAATTAATTATGTTGGCAACATCAGGATATTGAGTGTCTAGACCAAGTCCTAAAGTTTGTGCGGTGCCACCACCAACGTCTGGCTCAACAACAGCAGGTGGTAAGTTAAATCCAGAACCTGTGCTACCACTATCTCCATCGCCAATGCCGCCAATGTTAGAATAAGTAAAAGATGCAGGAAGAATACCTTCTCTAGCTAAATCAGCACCACTCTTCAAATACGCTTGATTGCCTATTTGATTAATTACCTCACGCGGAGTGTTAGGGTGAAAAACACCTGAGTTTAAAGCTTGCTGCTGTGACGCATCAACCCCATCGCTAGAAGAACCATATGACGATTGCTGCATAATAATCATACGATTTGCCGCATCAGCTTCAGCCTGTGAACCATAGGTTCTGCCATACATATCTCTGTAAACAACAGGAGTAGGGGGAGCAGGGGGAGGAGCAGAAGATGATCCGCCACCCGTCGAGCCTCCGCCAAGAGAACCTGCAGAACCTGCACCTAAAGATGTCGTAGAGCCACCACCATCACCCGCGTTGGGATTGTTAAAATCTTGAACGTCATCATCATCATCATCGTCATCGCCAAAAATAGCATCGTGATAATCACGCACATTGTCGTAAGTTTTACCCATATGCTTAAAACTTTTATCATCATCTGCTTGAACAGCCTGATTCGCAATCGCGTCCAAACTCATGTAACCTGATGGACCTATCGAACTGTTATTATTATGAGGATGCGCATGACCACCCATATCAAAACCCTGAACAGAGCCGCCTTGAGACATGCCCTCAACCTGCTCATCCAACAAAGAACCATATGTAGGATCACCAAGATAATCAAAAATATCTATGCTAACAGGCGCAGCAGGTAAATTAATCGCGCCAATTGGACTAACAGCAGTCATTGTCGGACCCGCAGTTGTCGTAATCTGACCCGTCACTGGATTTTGAACAAACTGTGAAGCCTTCTCAGGTATATTAATGTTCGGACCAAACAAAGAGGACGTATCAGCTCCAGTGCCAGAAGAACCAATATCCCCTGTCATAACAGCCGTATTTTGAGATGTATCAGCCGCCGTATTAGTGTTTGTATATACATCGCCAGTGGTAACGGCAGTATTATCAGTGTTAGTAGTGTTAGTAGTGTTAGTAGTGGTGTCTTCCGTTAAATTTTGACCCTTGCCATAATCAACTTTTGAAAAAATGTAATCTTGCTCACCTTGGTCAGCAACCCTAACCTCACCAATTCGATCACCATATGCGCTCTGTAAAGACGCAACAACATCCTGACCCGGCTCATTAGGCGAAACATGGTGATACGCACCACCACCAAAATCAATGTAAGCATTGCCATCAGGTAGTGTAAGAATTGCTAAACCACCTTCATTCATATACTGAACAGGACCACCATCATCATATCCAAAAATATCAACCTCACCACCCATCTGCATAGGACGCGGAGTCGGCGTTCTCATCATGGGAATGCCCGGAGCTACCATACGCTGTTGCGGCATCATCTGAGGTGGCATCGGTAACGGACGCCTCTGAGGAACCATACCGCCAAGACCCTGATTGCGACTCAACATGCCCTCTAATGAGTCACCAAAACGCTTTCGCCTTGGTGCATTTGAACCTTGCTGTTGCATCTGAGGCATGGACTGTTGCGCCATCGGGGGTTGCGCGGGGGGAGGCGGCATACCCGCCAATGGCATGGGAGGCATAGGAGCAAACGGATTGCGCATAGGCGCACCACCCATCGGTGGCATTCCACCCATAGGCTGCATCGGGGCAGGCATTCCGGGTACTGGTGGGGGGGTAAATCCAGTTTTAACTGCTACCATGGGTAAACTCTCCTAAACGAACTTACCGTGCATCCTAACAGCTACAATCAATTTAATCAACAATCTCTAGTATACCATTTTTTATCATGCTTTTTGCCAAAGAATGGCGGTCACTCCAACAATAATGCTTGCGGTTGTAATCACACATCTCAGCAGCCAATCTACGCAAAAATTTAGGCTCACTCTCGCCGCCTAAAAAATGCCGCCCCTGTAAAATAGGGACAATCTCCGCAGCAGTCTGACCCTCAAATTCAAAATTATCATCATACTTCAACCTAAATGTTGGCATATACTCACTCCCATTGCTAACCTTTAGTATGTTATGGGATGGTATAGGGTACCTGTCAAGGGGGTAGGGTACCTAAAAGGTTTTTGTAGGTGGTTGTAGGTGGAAAACTTGGTGTAAGCTGCTGACCGACGCGACTGCAAAAAAGGGGGGGGACACACAGCCCCGTACCCCGATCCTGAACACTTGTTCGGATTGCTTAGGGTACCTACGGAAAAAAGAAAAGGCCGCATTAAGCGGCCTTGTCCGTTAGTGTGTGGTATATTATTGGTTGGATCGGGATAGCTTTTCAATGCGATCCTGCCACCATGCAAAATGGTCATCACTGATGCCTGCCCAAACGCTTGGAATACCAATTCTATTTTCTGGCATTAGGACAGCGCCCTGAGCTTGCGTTTCATAGCTTTCCAAAACTTGATATCTGGTGTGGTCTGTGCCCATGCCGTATGTCGCGCCATTGGCTTGCTGAGTGTGTGTGACAACAGCAGCTTGACCAATTTCATCATGGTTGCGCATCTCACTCACAGCAGCCCTTACACGTTGCTCACTACAGCCAGTGGCATCCATAATTGCGCGAGTTGTTGCGCCGTCTGGTGTTCGCATCATTCCATATTGAACGCCAATTCTAGATAGACGGCGGAAAGGGTTAACTGGTGTATTGTGGACAATTGTTCGATCCCCACCATTTTCAATTCGGTTTTCGATGGTATGTGCAAACAAGTTAAGAATGAATTCTACCCATCGACGGATCTTGGTTGCGTCTGTTGTGCCACCATGTTGGCGAAATTCAATTGTGCCTTTGCTCCATGTTTCAAGAGTGACCGCTGAAAACTTAGCATTGTAGTTGATATCAGCGCGACGCAATGCAGCAGCTAATTGCTGTCTGTCACTAGCAGCTTTGATATCATCGACAACGATGCCAATGGGGCTGCAATATCTGTTATCACGGCGTGAATAGTAATTCATGCTGTCTAGAACATTTTGTTGATAGGCATAACGGTATGAAACGTCGCGGTAGATCTCAAATTCCATTGGATCTTGATGGTCTAAATGGTATCTGTCACCAGTTGTGCCAAATGCTGCAATTGATTTGCGGCAATATTCGTCTGGGTCAACGCCGTCGTTTAGAAAAGAATTGCCAACGTGGACATGCAAACCACAGCCAGTGTTTATTAGCCTATTGCTGTCACCAAGTCTGTCTGTGCCAATGTCATTCATCGCTCTGGTAAGATTTAATAGGAATTCCCATGCAGTGTCGCATGGTGCCAATGGGCAAGTAACTATTTCAGCATCAACGCGGCCAGATCCATCATCAACTGATTTAAAACCCTTTAAACCCTTTTCAGCAAGTAAACGTCCAAATTGTGGGTATGAAATACCACCAGTTTCAAGCTCGACGCCAAAGGTTGGTGTAAGGGCTGTTGTATTGTTTAATCTGTAAGTCATTGTTTTTGTTCCTTTTTTTCTAGATCGTAGGGCAAAGCTGTCGCCCTATACCTATGAATATAAGCATATTTATGGGATATTCAAGGGTTTTTTGGTATTTTTCCCAAACAATTGTTCGGGTTATTGTTTTCATCCGGTTAAAATTCAGCAAAAAAAAGTTTTTTTTAAAGAAAAAAAGAACGCACACGCATAAAAATAAAGAGTAATATAGTATAAATAGGAAAGGGGTTCAGGCTAAAAGCCCGAAACCCGATACCCGAAACCCGATACCCGATTAAGTTTTAAAAGAATATTCTGGGCGGCTATTGAGCCATATCATCCCGTCCTTGGTATGACCGCCGATATATTCCCCGTTCCATTCCAACTTCTGGGCTAACGCGGATGCGGCTTCTTTATGGTTGCCTTCGTTAGAAAGCGCGTAATTATAAGGCACTGTAATACTCGTAGCTGCTCCCGTGTGAACCGCTTTGATCCTAGTTCCTTGAGTATCAGTTGCCCCTAAGTATTTGGTTGTGATCGTTTGCATCAGTTACTGCCTCCAAACATATCAAGATAATCTTTAGCTTCTCGGTACGTCCAAAATTCCTGAATGCATCCCTCGTCCTCAATATGATAAACTGTTGCACCGTTTTCGTTTTTTACTTTTTTGATTTCCATTTTAATTCTCCGTTTCTAGATAATCCTAAACTATTCCATAATAAAAGAGATGTCAACACTAAATATAATTTTTTTTATATTTATTTTAGTAACGGTTTGGTAACGGTACCCCCCCATTTACCCCCCTTAGAAGCCGAACAATTGTTCGGGTTATGCACGGGGCAAAAAAAAGCGGGGCAATGCCCCGCGAGTTAGTTATGGAAAAGTTAATCTTTAATAGTGTGCGATAATGTTGTCATCGCGCTAGTCTTTGGGTTCCCGTTGTTTTCATAAAAAACATATTCGTGAACGTTGCAAGCGAGAACACCAAAAGGCGATGCATCGTGATATTTCATAAAGTGTGGCTCCTCGTTCATCTCAACGGGTTCCGATGTCCCGTAATGTTTTAACATCCACTCGCAAAAATCTTGGAATGGCTTCTCGTCTTCATATTCAAAACCACTCGTATCGTCATTGAAAAGCGCGGTAGCCCAAAAGTCAGGCAAATGCATAATAACTTCTTTCATAATATACTCCGTTTTCTAGTATGATTACAATATATCCCATTATTTTCTAATTGTCAACACAAAAAATAAAAAAAATTATACTTACCTGTAATGCCTGCAGGATAACCGGGAGCGAACAATTGTTCGGGTTATGCGAAGAACCGGGAGACTGCAGGTTTCCGGGGACTTTACTGGAACAATTGTTCGAGTTATAATTTAACCGGGAAATCTGCAGATTCCGGGTATAATAACCCGAACAATTTTTCGGGTTGTCATCCCGGACGAGGTCATCCCCGGCAAAAAAGCCCGAAGCCCGGAGCGCCCCGCTGATAACCCGAACAACTTTTCGGGTACCCCGACCCGAAAAATGTTTTTTACCTACGCTGCTGCCCCGAAGAATGGCTCTGGTGGGCGGATGCCCGACCCCCCTAAGCGTTCCCGCTACTCTGCTGCCTCTTGATTATAGTCTGTTATAGGATTTTGTTCGGGTTCTGTGGGATTTTCTGCGGGTGTTACGTCAATCATGCGATTTTTAGCACGATCCATAAATTCTTGCAGTTGCTCCACGATCTGCTCCCGACTGAGATTGTCAACATGCTCATGCGTTACATGGCTACGGGCGACCATCAGCCCCGTGACTTTCAACCTGAGTTCTTCTGCTTTGATCGCTGCTGAGAAATTACCTTCTTGCCATGCTTCATCCCGAAGCCGTTGCATATCCCGAACAGATTTAGTTACCGAGACCCCGTACTTGGCCTCAAGCTCCTGACGCATCTCCTCCATGCGCTCTTTAACTTTCGGGTTGTTAAGTAGCTGCACTGCTGACACGTTTGCGTTTTTGTATCCCGCTTCTCTTGCTGCTGCGGTTTGGGTCATGTCTTTGTGGATGTAGTTATCCAGAAACTTCTGCTGCGGTGGCGTAAGTCTCTTTTCTCCTTTTGCTATCTGCTCCCCGACCTTTGGCATACTGACTCCGATGCTACCCGAACAATTTGTCGGTTTATATTACCTGATCCGCTGCTGCCGTCAAGTGCTGACTTTCCCAAAATATCCCAAGGCTTGTCGATCCATCTACTCCAAGGGGGGTAAGGTATATATACCCCCCTTTAGGGGGGGAGGATTTCTGGACTAAATAAACTATTGAAAACATTGAATTTTTTAGTCCAAAAATGCTTTCTGGACTGTCTGGAGTAAACTGACTAAACCATTGTTTTTATTACACTTTTTACTCCAACTCCAGATTTTTACAATTTGGACTAAAGTTTTCTGGACTAAAATAATATAAAAAAAATTATAAAAGTTATTGACAACCCCATAAAACCCCATATATAAGAGTGACACAACAAAGATCTAGAAAAGGAGAACCAATATGTTGTATGGCGCTAAATACGAGGCTCTTGTAGATGCCGTAAAAGGTCACGCCGTTAGAAATTACGAGAAAGACGGTTGGGATTATATTGTCGAGTGTTACGGTGACGGAGATATTGCTTCTATTATTCAAGCCGCAAACGCTACCACACGCGAAGAAGCAATAAAAGCAGTTGGCGATTATATAAAAGTAAAAGACGATTATCGTTCAGATATAATGGGCGCTTGATGCATCTGGGGCAGTGTTGCGGCACTGCCTTCACATGCACCAATAATGCATGATCTAGTAGAGGAGTAATTATATGAGACTTACAAAAATATATGACAGCAGAAATTTAGGCGAACTTACTGAAAAAAAGCCACTCGTTCTTAAAGCAGAATTTATTGACAGTGATGGTATTACTTATTTCGGTTGGAAATATGTTGACGATACTCAGGTTCATTACAATGGCTATAATCATATGTTTTTTCAATCATGTTTAGCCAATGGCAAAAAGTGCCAACGCAAGGTCTCTGCTAAAATAAAAGAAAAACTTTTGTCAATTATTTCAAGCCACATGCAAGAGCATAAAATTGTGGATTGGTATCTTTGGCCACAAAATTCATAAGGAGTAATTATATGTATTATGCAGCTTATGGCATGAACACGAACCGCGCTGCAATGGCGGTACGATGCCCCAAGGCCAAGCCCATGGGTGGCTTTTATTTACCTAGTCACCGTTTGGTATTTCGCGGCGTTGCTGACTTCCGCAAGGATCAGGATTGCGTGATGCCAGTTGTTTTGTGGGAGATCACATTCGATTGTCTGCAAGCATTAGACCGTCTTGAGGGTTATCCGCATTTATACGACAGGCGTGAGATCAATGGCACTTGGTTGATTTATGACATGAATGGCGACAAGGGCGGGCTGCAAGTTCCGTCCAAGGGCTATTATGACATGATCGAAGAAGGCTACAAAGATTTTGGTCTTGATGATTTTTGGCTACGATCAGCGCGTGAGGACGCATCTAATAGAATGGAGTTGGTTTGATGAGTGATGAGTTAATACAAATAATTTTGCGATATTTGGCAGACATGGAATATCGCGGAGATTACGAAGCAAAAAGATTATTTGATATGATTTTAAAGGAGATCGAATGATTGATTGGCAGGATTGGGTCATTGCTACCTTAATTATAGTCGGCGTTTATGGTTGGCTGATTGGGGCGGTGCTTCAATGGTGGTAAAAGGAGAGAGAGATGAAACATGTGCATTTTGTTGGGTTCAGAACCGATGCCCAACATAGTGCCGCCGTCAAGGTTTGGGGTCAACCTGACTTTGTTCACAAGTGGCACGATAAAAGAATGTGGGGCGACATAGACCCTGACAAAGATATTGTGGTTTTTGCAGAAGCAGCAACGCTTCAACCGTCAAAATGGACATGGCAAGATCATCAACTTTGGTAAAGAAATCCCCGAAAATTTATTCGGGGGTTTTTTTTATCCGGTTAACAACCCGAACAATTTATCGGGTTATTTTTTTGTCCCCGCTGCGCACTTTTTTCTTGCATTGGGATTTTTCCCATGATAAACCAATATTTGCAGGAAGACATTTGGTCTGCCTTTCTGCCTCACAACTATATGGCACTAAGTGGACATAGTTGAGGACTGTTCTTGGCGCGACGCGCTTTGATTAGTGGACGAACCTTGAGAAGCCCGTGCCTTACCCCTCAGTCTCCTATCTGGGGGGTTTTTTTTATTTATAAATTTATTTATTTTTCCCTTGACACCGATTATAAACCATTTTATATGTGGGATACTTTACAAAACCTAGTATAGCAAAAAGGAGTAAAATCATGGGTTTAGATATGTATTTACGCGGTGATAAGTTTATCAGCAAGTGGGATCTTTCACAGCGCGATGAGAACGATATGCCGCTAGAAGTGAAGCGACCCGTTGTCGATGGGTTTGAAGTAAGTGAGCAAGTTCTCGATCTTGGAACGTGGCGCAAGTTCGCACCGTTACACAAGTTTATCGTCAAAAAGTTTGCCGACGGTAAAGATAACTGTCAACCAATTCATTTAGTTGCTGAGGATCTGCGCAAGATTGCAAAAGCATTGCGTAAAAACGATTTACCAAAAAACGATGATTGCCATGGCTTTTTCTTTGGCGGTGACGAGACTTGGGATGAGTACCGTTCCGAGTCCGAAGATCATGCTAAGTTATTTGACAAGGCTGCTGATTGGTCTGAGTCAAGTTCTTTTAATAGCGTTACTTATGTTGCGAGTTGGTGAAGTGACCGAATTCTGCAAAGAATGTGAAGGTTGGGGGGTAATCACAGTCGATGCCCCCCGACCTCGTAATTTCAATCGTGACATTGGTTACATAAGTTCCAAAATGATTAAATGCCCCGAATGTGATGGCACTGGAGAAAAGGAGAAAGAAGAATGAGCCAGTTAAAAGAAGAAAGACAATATGAACTGATTATGAAAAGAGGTTTCCCTTATCCTTGGGATTTTCATTTAGGTTCAGAAAGCGATTTCGCTGGCAAAGATTACGAGAATTATTGGAAAGAAAAGGAGAAAGAAGATGAGCATTGCTGACGATACGATGTGCATGCATTACACACTTGAGCGTTTGGGTGGTATAAAGACCCAGACTGACTTACAAGACTTTATGGAAGAGATCAGATACAACATTAGCGTGAACGATGAACACCGTGAGCTTAATCCCGATGGTGATATGCCCGATGGTTCGTTTGTTGATGATCCCGATGATTTCGACATGAACGCTGCGCTTGACAGAGTTAAGCGTTATTACATTGAGAGGGCTTTGACCAAGACCAAGACGTTTGTTGAAGCTGCTGAGTTACTTGGCTTTGCCAATTACCAGACCATGCAAAATTGGATGGATAAATTAGGAATGGAGAAATAAATGTTTAAACTATTCTATACGTTACTTGTGATTGAATACGTTGTTGAAGATCAGGACGTATCAACTTCTGTTATTTTTCCAAGCGAACAGGCTTGTTACAATGCCATGGGCGATGGAGCGATGGATGATCTTTATGATGTTCTTGCTGACACATATGGCAAAGAGATTATGATGTATTGCAAGAAAACACCGTTTCCGTCAAGCGAACCGACCAAACCGATGCCACGCCCATGAAGGATAGGACTGACAAAAAGTGGACTGAGAGGCAAAAAGAATGGTTAGGATACCGACGTAAGATAGCTAATTTAAAAAAGAGCAGCGTTAGTTTATCGAAACCACCATGGGATAAAAAGCCCGAACAAATTAAAGAAAATAAAGAAAAAAATTAGCGGGGACTTCCCCGCTTTTTTTATGATCCGGTTGATAACCCGAACAATTATCTGTATTATTTTTCGCGGGACATTGAGGCGGGTTTACCTCTTTGTCCCACGATTATTATTTTTGGATTTTTCTTTCTAACATTTCCAACAAAGTTATTATTTCTTCACCCTGTTGTTTAACATTAAAAAAGCCCATCTGTTCTGTATGACTAACTAACAGATGAGCTTTTCTTTTAAGCTGTTTAATTAGAGCTTGTGTTTCTACGTCCACTTAGCATCCCCTTTGAGGATGATAGCATGCCCGACAATACCCGTCCCGCATAGCTCTGTAGCTTCTCTATTGTGAGGTAAACCCCGAAGCAAACCTTCTTCGTTTACCAAGATTTGCCACTCAGGTTGTTTGGGAGAACGTACCATCTCCACTAAACCCCCGACGATCTTCTGCGCTTCTTCAAGCGTTGGTTGTTTATCTTCCATTACTGTAATCATAGCTTCTCCTTTTACTAGAATGATTGGGATTTATAGCATACTATCCCAAGCTAGTCAAGTTCGTTAATACCCAAACTCCTGTTCTTCTTGATGCAAACGCCCCCCGACAACCCCGAGCCACTTTCTTGCAGTGTTGCGCGATGTTTTATATCTACCGATACGACCCTCATTCATTAATTTATTAACACTGCCCAGAATCGTTGATTTTGCCCAACGTTTAAGATTAAAAGCATTTATATCATCATTGGCAGCAGTTATGATTGCATTAGGAACACCATCTGTTCCACCGCCCATAGTCATTTGAATACCACGACTTTCCCGATCTGCAATTAAAGCAAACAGATATTCTTCCCGACTTTTAACTTTTTCCATAACCTGTCTGGATGATCTTAAATCCACCGTTCTATCTTCAAGCAATCCCGTGTCTGGGTTTCTAATAAAGTGTCTTATTTCCCGATTGGCAGGACCATTTGATTTTACAACAGCACCATCAAATACAGCGTTCCTTGTGTATTTTATATCTAATTCTGTGCATCTGCTCTCCGCTAGTGATGCGTCTACTTGCCAAACAGCAAAAGCTGAACGAACACCATCAACAATTGCTGATGTACCCCGAATAAGGTTACGAGCCTCTTCTGGCGTTGTGATTGGTTCTTTGTCTCTAATCTTAGCCATATGGTGGTTTACGATCACCGTTGCCCCTGTCTCTGTAGATATTTGCGCTAATAAACCCATAAATGCTGCACCTGCAGCAGGATCTGCATTTACATCTGCATGAACAAATGATGCCATTGGATCAACAACAACCAACGCGAGATCCTCAATCTCCAACATCTCTTCGTAAATCTTCTCAAACTCTGATGATGTTGCGTATGTATTGTCAACTTTCATCATAATTGGAAACACTCCGCCTTCATTCGGCAGTGGCACAACGATGAGATCATGGTCATAACCCGAACGTTTGTTCAGAGGATCGAGCCTGCTGATCCGGCGATGTAGTTCATCCCGATCATCTTCTGCTGAAAGAATGATAGCTGTCCCGTGTTGGGAGACCATACCCCCGAAGGCGTTTTGCATCCCGTCACCTGATGCAACTTTCATTTCTAGATCAAGTGTCATCATACCTT